CTTTAAAGCAAAAAGTTTGAATACTATTATGGCGGCATGTGTCAATGCGAGCTATCGTATAGGCACGACTGGCACGCTTGATGGCAGCCTTTGCAACGAACGTGTTTTGGTTGGAAACTTTGGTCCAGTTCATAAGGTTATAAGCACAAAGGAACTTATCGACAACAACACACTCGCAGACCTAAAGGTAAAGTGTATCGTGTTGAAACATAATGATGAACTTAAAAAGAGCGTGTCTAAGATGGACTATAAGAGCGAGATTGATGTGATTGCTGGACTCCCATCACGAAATAACTTTATCGCTAAACTCGCACTAGACCAGACCGGAAATACACTTGTACTCTTTAACTTAGTTGAGAAGCATGGCAAGCCACTGCATGCACTTATAAATAGTTTTAGTTCAGATGATAGAAAAATATTCTATGTAAGTGGTGAAGTAAACGCATCTGATCGCGAAGAGATAAGAGAAATAACTGAAAAAGAAAGTGATGCAATTATCGTGGCGAGCATTGGTACATTTAGTACAGGCATTAACATTAAAAACCTGCACCAAATTATATTCGCTTCGCCAACGAAAAGCCAAATACGAGTATTACAAAGCATTGGTAGAGGACTACGAAAGTCTGACAACGGGAGTCGAACAACAGTCTATGACATATCAGACGACTTCTCATGGAAAAAGAAAAAGAACTATACGCTGCAACACGCGATCGAGCGAGTAAAAATCTATGCCAAAGAACAGTTTGACTATAAACTTTATGAGATAAAATTGCTATGATTGAAAAGTTATTAGACACAATAAATGATCTAGACATTCGAGTCTATACACTAAGTAGCGGTAAAGTTATTATAGGAGAATGCTATCACGCTTATGAAGATGGCATAGAATTGCATTGCGCTCTTGAAATTAAAAGACTGCTTGTAAAATCTGGAGTATACAGCGAGGTTATGTTACCTCTTGTATCAGGCAATGATGATGAACCATGTATAATCTATGATAAAGCTATAGAGACAGAAACGTTTGCGTCAAATATTGTTAAACGCAAATATGCAGAAGCTCTGATATACAACAGACTGTGTCAGATGATGGACGCAGATTCTTTAAAGAAAGATCTTAAAGCAGAGTATGCTAAAGAAAACATAGAAAAATCTTTTCCTGAACTTGATAAACAGAAGCAACAGTTATCACAAGAGGAACTATTGAATATCTTCTTAGAGAGATGGAAACAATGATGTTTGCTTTTGTTGAATACAATTTATTATACCATTCTTTGAATAGTATGTAAATAAGAAAATACACAATATATAAAAAATATATTTACATTTTTATAATTTAGTATATAATGAGACCATGAAACCTGAAAAGACTAAACGAAAATCACGTGGTGATGACTATGTGAATAACAAAGAATTTTCTGCAGCTGTTGTCGAGTATGTCCAAGGAGTAATGGATGACCGCACAAATGGCAAAGAAGCTCGACAAATTCCTAACTATATTGGTGAATGCTTTATGAAGATTGCCAATGGCTTGTCTCGTAGCCCAAACTTTATGAATTATAGCTATAGAGAAGACATGGTTATGGATGCTGTAGAAAATTGTGTAAAGGCAATTACAAATTACGACATTACCAAACCTACTCGTACTGGTAATCCAAATGCATTTTCATATTTTACTCAAATTTCGTGGTATGCATTTTTACGCCGTATTGCTAAGGAAAAGAAGCAGGCTGATATCAAACAACTTTTAATCGAAAAAGGCGGCATTGGTAATTTTGCTGAGTTTGATGACGATGATATAAAAGGTGAATCTATGGTTGAAAAAGTTCGTCAAAAGAATGACAGCTTTTATAATGAGTCTGATACTGATGTTACTCCTAAAAAAGAGGTTAAAAAACCGCGCGCTGAGAAAAAAGCACTTGACTTTGAAGAGTGTGGTCCTCTTTCTGATTTTCTAGACTAATATAGGTATTATGCGAATAGCAATCCTTACTGACACCCATACAGGTGTTAAAAATGGCAGCGATATATTTTTAGACTATACTGAAAAGTTTTATTCTGAAATATTCTTTCCGTATTGCCTAGAGCATGGCATAACTCAGATATTGCATCTAGGTGATTATTTTGATCATCGTAAATATCTAAACTATAAAGTGCTGCGTCGCAATCGTGAGATGTTCCTTGAAAAGCTTGTCGAGTACGGCATGACGATGGACATTATTCCAGGCAACCATGACACTTACTTTAGAAACACAAATGACCTGTGCAGCCTAACTGAGTTGCTTGTCTATCATAAGCAGTGTGTAAACGTCTATATGCAGCCTACAGTAAAAGACTATGATGGCTGCTCAATCGCGCTATTGCCATGGATTGCATCTGATAACTATAGCGAGAGTGTAGAGTTTATTCGTAATGCACAAGCATCAATCGTCGGAGCGCATCTTGAATTACAAGGTTTCGAAATGATGAAGGGCGCACCTGCTGTCAGTCACGGTATGTCAGCAGAATTATTTTCTCGCTACGAGATGGTGCTGTCTGGTCACTATCATACAAAGAGCAGTCGCGATAACATACACTATCTCGGTGTGCCATACGAGATTACTTGGGCAGACTATGCAGACCCAAAATATTTTCATGTACTTGACACGTCAACTCGTGAGCTCAGCGCGATACGCAACCCACTTACACTCTTTAATCGTATTGTCTATGATGACAGTACGCATGACTACTCAACACCTGACGTATCGCATCTTCGCAACACGTATGTTCGCATTGTAGTCGTGAATAAAAAGGATCCTTATGTCTTTGACAAATATATTGATGCAATAAATTCTATTGAGCCGTTTGACCTAAAAATTGTTGAGAGCTTTACCGAATATGCAGCAGACGCTATCGATGATGAAGCAATTGAAGTGTCTGACACTCCTTCACTGTTAAATACATACGTTGACGCTATCGAAACAGATCTAGACAAAAATAGAATCAAATCAAAACTTCATGAGCTCTATACTGAAGCTCAACTACTTGACGGAATATGATTACCTTTACACGATTGACATACGCTAACTTTTTGAGTGTTGGCAACTCTGAGATTTCTATCGATTTAAATTCGACTCGCTCTACGCTTGTTGTTGGTCATAACGGAGCAGGCAAGTCACTTATGCTTGATGCGCTAAGTTTTGCACTCTTTGGCAAACCGCATCGTAATATCAACAAACCACAACTCATAAACAGCATCAACGGTAAAAATTGTTTAGTCACTGTTGAGTTTAAGATTGGTCCAGTTGAATACAAGATTATTCGTGGTCTCAAACCAAATATATTTGAGATATGGCAAAATAATATACTCGTCAATCAAGAGTCTCATTCACGGGACTATCAAAAATTGCTCGAGACCAATATCTTAAAACTCAATCACAAGAGCTTTCATCAGGTTGTAGTGTTGGGCAGCAGCAACTTTATTCCGTTTATGCAACTTCCCGCCCACGCGCGACGCGAAGTTATTGAAGACTTGCTTGACATTGGCATCTTTAGCAAAATGAATGCGGTGTTAAAAGAGTCTTCTTCTAAGTTGCGTGATGCGTTAAAGGACACTGACTATCAACTAAACTCGATCAAAGAAAAGATTGAACTACAAGACAAGCATATCGACAGTCTGCACGCGATCAGCGAAAAGAATGTTGTTAAATACGAAGAAGAAATCGCGGACTTGCGTGCACAAATCGATCAGATGCTTGAAGAGAATGCAGAATACAGTCGTGAGTATAACGAATCATTTGGCAAGACACAATCAAAGATGCAACGTCAAGAAAAGACAAAGACTACTCTGTTGTCATACGAGCGTCAGATAAAAGATAACATCAAGCGAGTGGTAGGAGACTCTAAGTTTTATGAAGAGAACACGAGTTGTCCTACATGCAATCAAATGATTGACGAAGACATGCGCTCTAAAAAATTACATGACTGTAAGGAACAAGCAAAAACTCTCGACTCTGGTTATAGTCAACTAAAGACTACGCTTCAAGAAGCAAGTGATGAGTTGTCTTCTACACTGGTTGAATTACAACGACTACAACAGCTCAACAACAAAATTTCTACAAATCAGAGTTGCATTCATAATTATGAAAAGCGTATAAGCGACTTGCAGATACTCATGAACAAGAGCAAAGATAGTGTTGACTTAGAAGGAGCACACTCTATACTCGAATCACTACATCGCGATAAAGACACCCTCAATGAATGCAAAGCTACACAACTTGACGAGCGTACCTACAACGAAGTCATAAGCGAATTGCTTAAAGACACTGGAATAAAAACTAAAGTCATTCGTCAGTATCTGCCGATCATGAACAAGCTCATCAATCAATATCTACAGATTCTTGACTTTTTTGTGAGCTTCAACCTCGATGAAAATTTCAATGAGACTATTCGTTCACGCCATCGTGATGATTTTTCCTATAGTTCATTTAGTGAAGGCGAGAAGAGTCGAATCGATCTTAGCTTGCTCTTTTCATGGAGACAGATTGCTAAGATGAAAAACAGCAGCAACACAAATCTACTTATACTCGATGAAGTTTTCGACAGCAGCTTAGATTCGGATGGTGTTGATAATCTACTCAAGATTATGGCTACACTCGATGCAGACACCCGCATCTTTATTATTAGTCATAAGCAAGATGTGCTTGAAGGTAAGTTTGATCAGAAAATTGAGTTTGAGAAGCAGAAAAACTTCACTACGATTAAAGAAAAGTCCTAATTTTAGCCTCCGGAGGGCTCCAAAGTCATTGGTTTTCAATACTTTACAACTTTTTTCACATTTTCGTCACTTTTTTATTTACTTTTGACTAGGACTATATAAGATAGTCTCACGATGGTTGCAAAAGCAAATACCGAATCGCAAAGCAGACTAGCCAAACTCCTTGCTAAGGAAAACATCCAAGTTCATATTGGAAATTACCACACTGCTTTCTTTGATGTAAAGCAACGACTTCTTGGTCTTCCTTCATGGAACACAGACAATAAGAATGTTTCTGACCTTCTCATTGGTCATGAAGTTGGACATGCTCTTCATACTCCTACTGATGCAGTCACTCTGTTTCAAGAGAGATATCCTAACATCCCATTTGATGTGGCAAACATTGTTGAGGACATTCGCATCGAACGTTTGATTCGTGACAACTATCCAGGTCTTGTCTTTTGCTTCAAAGAAGGCTATCGCTACTTTATTGAAAAAGACTTTTTCAAAATTAAAGATGTTGATGTCAACAAATTAAACTTTATTGACCGCCTCAATTTGAGAGGAAAGATTGGAAATCTTGTAGACATTCCACTCTCTAAAAAAGAAGAAGCAGTCTATCAACGTTGTCTCTCTGCTGAGACTTATGATGAAGTCCTTGACATTTGTAAGGAAGTCATCAAGCTTGCTAAGATTAAAGCTCAAAAGCCACAAGAAAACAGTGGTCAATCTCAAGATCAAAATGAGGATGATGACATAACTCCTAGTGTGCCAACAAATTCACAGAGTTCATCTTCAGACGGTGATTCACAAAAAGATTCTGAGTCGCAAAACTCATCGCAGTCTTCAAATGATGATGATGACACAAAAGATGAATCTCCTAGAAAATTTCAAGGTGCATCTTCACCATCAGAGAGTGAGAACAACACTACACTCAATGACAGCCAATCTGCTGGTAAAAAGGA